ATCTTTTTACACAGAAAGCTGCACTTCAAGCAGAGTTCGGTCGAATAGTCTGTATCAGTTTTGGTCGTATTGTTTATAGAGACGGCGAACCTACCTTTAGTGTAGCTTCAGCCCTTACTCTTAGAGAAGACGTTGAATACTTTACTAAGAATAATAAATGGTTCTATGTTAAAGTGGTTGAGCTTATTAAAGGAGGTTACCTTGCAATCTATAAAAACCAAATTAAATGTTTCTTACCAGGTTCGCACGCTGCAGCCAACGTAATTAGAGATTTCTCTGAGTATCTACACAAAGAAATTCCAGTTATGGTTGAAAATTATGATTCAGTTAATAACCTATTCATTGTTTCATACAAGAAATATATTAAAGAAACCCTTCCACAAAAAGTATCTGATCTATCATTTAGCCAGAAATATACTGGAACTCTTACCAATAATCCTTATGACTTTGGAATATTTGTTGAATTCCAAAACTACTACACCGGACTTATACACAAGTCAGATTTTGAAAATGACGCAGCCTTTAAGGAATTCTCAAAAGGTTTACGTTCAGGCAATCAAATTGACTTCTGGGTTAAAGACGTCGTGCAGAAGAAAGGAGAGTACAGAATTATACTTACCACCAAGCCAGACTCAATTGATCCAGTTAAGAAAAGCTGGCAAAGCCTTAAGGACGGCATTGAGAACCAAATTTTAAACTATTCATATAGTAAAGGGTCTATGACAATGACTCTACCTGATGAGCAAACTATTTCTGTTTCAGTATCTGCTACTGTAATGCAAGATCACAACGTTGATGGTCGAGTATTAATACAAAAAGTTGATGTAATAAAACAAAATTTAGGGTTCGAAGTACTGTTAGATTAAGTATATTAAGATAAATATCCTTATATGACACACGGTAAAAGTACACTAGATGTTAAGTTGAAAGCACGTCAAACTACAGAAAACAGCGCAGCTTATCACAAATCAACATCCATTTTTAAAGCACAACCGAGTCAATCTTTATTCACATTTAAAAAAATAAATTAAAAATGGAACCGATTCTAACCGAGAATCCGCACAGATTCGTCATCTTCCCTATTCAGCATCATGATCTGTGGGACTTTTATAAAAGGTCAGAGGCGTCTTTTTGGACAGCCGAAGAAATTGACTTAGCGGCGGACTTAACTGACTGGCGAACTAAACTTAACGACGACGAGCGTTATTTTGTTAAAAACATACTAGCTTTCTTTGCCGCATCAGATGGCATTGTAAACGAGAACTTAGCTGAAAATTTTGTTAGAGAGGTGCAATACCCAGAAGCTAAATTTTTCTATGGTTTTCAAATTATGATGGAGAATATCCATTCTGAAACATATTCCCTTCTTATTGATACTTATATTAGTGATGAAGAAGAAAAAGCCAACTTATTTAACGCGATTGATACAATTGATGCAGTTAAGAAAAAGGCAGAATGGGCATTAAAATGGATTAAAAGTGATTCATTTGCTGAGAGACTAGTTGCATTTGCTGCAGTCGAAGGTATCTTTTTTTCTGGCTCTTTTTGTTCAATATTTTGGTTAAAGAAAAGAGGCCTTATGCCAGGACTAAGTTTTTCAAATGAACTTATTTCAAGAGATGAGGGTATGCATACAGATTTTGCAGTACACCTACATAATAATCATATTGTAAATAAAGTTTCCGAAGAAAAAATCAAAGAGATTATTCTTTCTGCTTTGGAAATTGAAAAAGAATTCATTACAGAGTCTCTTCCAGTTAGACTCATCGGTATGAATGCTGACTTAATGAAGCAATATCTGGAATTTGTTACAGATAGATTGCTACTTGACTTAGGTTGCAGTAAAGAGTTTAATGTTAAAAACCCATTTGACTTTATGACTAATATTGCACTTAAAGGAAAAACTAACTTCTTTGAAAAAAGAGTTGGGGAATACCAAAAGGCCGGCGTAAACTCTGCGAGTATTCAAGATTTTTCTACCGACGAGGATTTTTAAAAAATAAGAGATAAGAACATGAAGGTTACCAAAAGAGATGGCTCGTTAGAGACCCTTAGACTAGATAAGATTACCAACCGTATTAAAAAACAAACATATGGTTTAAATTCAGATTTCGTAGATGCGTTAGAGGTTGCTACTAAAGTAGTTTCTGGTATTTATGATGGAATTACTACAGCTGAGCTTGATAATTTAGCAGCAGAAACCGCTGCTTCTTTAAATCATGCCCACCCAGATTATTCATACCTTGCTGCAAGAATTGCAATTACGCGTTTACATAAAACCGTTAGTAAAAAGTTTTCAGATGTTATTGAATCTTTGTATTCATATATTGATCCTAAAACATTATTACCAGCTGGCTTAATTAACGATGACGTAATTAAAGCTGTTCGTAAGCATGCTGATACCCTAAATGAATCTATCCTACACGATAGAGATTTTAATTTTGACTATTTTGGATTTAAGACCCTTGAAAAGAGTTACCTATTAAAAATAAACGGTGAAACTGCAGAGGCTCCTCAACATATGTACATGAGAGTAGCAGTTGGTATTTGGGGAGAAGATATTCAAAATGTGTTAAAGACATATGAATTATTGTCTACTCACAAAATGACACATGCAACTCCTACGTTATTCAACGCTGGAACAAGACGCCCTCAATTATCTTCATGCTTTCTATTAACTATGCAGGAAGATTCAATTCAAGGAATTTATAAAACCCTTTCTGATGTTGCAGCGATTTCACAAAATGCAGGTGGAATTGGGTTATCTATACATAATATTAGAGCAACAGGTTCCTATATTAAAGGAACAAATGGATCCTCTAATGGAATTGTTCCAATGCTTAAAGTATTTAACGAAACAGCTAGATATGTTGATCAAGGTGGCGGAAAGCGTAAAGGCTCATTTGCAATTTACCTTGAACCTTGGCATGCTGACGTCGAGGATTGGTTAGATCTTCGTAAAAACCACGGTAAAGAAGAACGCCGAGCTAGGGATCTTTTCTTAGCACTATGGACTCCTGATTTATTTATGGAAAGAGTTGAAGCCGATGCAGATTGGACTCTATTTTGTCCAGCTGAAATTGGTGTTGAACTTTGGGAAATGCACGGCCAAGAATTTAAAGAAAATTACGAAAGACTTGAAAGTGAAGGAAAGGGTCGTCGCACAATAAAAGCAAGAGCTCTTTGGCAAAAGGTATTAGAATCTCAAATTGAAACAGGCACGCCTTATATTCTTTATAAAGATGCAGCTAATGAGAAATCTAATCAAAAAAATCTAGGTACAATTAAGTCTTCAAACTTATGTACAGAGATTATGGAATACACAAGCAAGGACGAGCAAGCTGTTTGTAATCTTGCTTCAATTGCAGTTAATCAATTTATCAAGTTTCCAGAGAAAAGATCGTTAAAGCAGCGTAGAGCTCATGCAGAATACGATCATCAAGCACTATACGATGTTACTTATCAAACTACCCTAAATCTTAATAAGGTAATTGATATTAATTTCTATCCAACACCAGAGACCAAAGCCTCTAATATGAAACACCGTCCAATTGGAATCGGTATTCAGGGATTGGCCGATACATTTGCAATCTTAGGCTTACCTTTTACTTCAGATGAAGCTAAATCTCTAAATGAAGACATTTTTGAAACAATTTATTTTGCTTCAATGAAAGCTTCAGCCGATCTTGCTAAGAAACTTGGTGCATACGAATCGTTTGAAGGCAGTCCTTTAAGTCAAGGCCAATTTCAGTTTAATCTATGGCAAGCCGACGAGTCCAAATTTTCTGGAAGATGGGATTGGTCTGCATTAAGAAAGCAGGTTATAAAAACTGGTGCACGCAATTCATTATTATTAGCACCAATGCCAACTGCGTCAACTGCTCAAATTATGGGTAATAACGAAGCGTTTGAGGCATTTACATCAAATTTGTATACTAGACGAACCCTATCTGGAGAATTTGTTATTGTTAACAAGCACCTAGTTAGAGACCTAGTTGAATTGGATCTATGGTCAGACAATATAAAGAATAGAATTATTACTGAAAAGGGCTCTGTTCAAAATATTGCAGAAATTCCCGTTGAAATTAGAGAAATCTATAAAACAGTTTGGGAATTAAAACAGAAAGACATTATTGATATGTCAGCTGACCGTGGTAAATTTATATGTCAGTCACAGTCGCTTAACCTTTTTATTAAAGATGCAAATGCTGCTAAATTAACGTCTGCACATTTCCACTCTTGGAGAAAGGGTCTTAAAACTGGAATGTACTACCTAAGAACCGAATCTGCCGTTGATGCAATAGCGGGTCTTGGGGTTGATTCAGCTGCACTAAAAAAGTCTACCCTAACTGCTGAGCAAATTCAAAGTGATTTAACTTGTTCGATTGACAATCCAGACGATTGTATTGCCTGTTCTTCTTAATAAATAGAATAAAGAGGCCAATACTATGCTTAAGAATTTTAATTCCTGGTTAACCGAACAAACTGACCCAATGTCAATGGATCCAGCGGTTGCTGCTCCGGCCGTGCCGGTGGCACCTGGCAAACCTGCTCAAATTAGAGCAATTTTAATATCAAATCCAATTGGTTCAGTCGATATGCCTGGCGATATGTCAACTAAGCAATTTAACGAATATGTTCTAGACCTCGATAGAGTTAAAGAATGGATTACTAAAAATGCAAAGGAGTCAGAACAAGAAATTTTAGACTACTTATCAGGAAAAGATATTGAAGTTAAAGACGCCCATAAAAAATTCACGAAAGCTGTACAAGCTGACGAATTTGGAAAAGCTCAAACTGTAATTGATATAGATTTTACTAAAGAAGGCGAACCTACTACCAAAGACATTAACTTAATATTTTTAGCATAATGCAGCTAAGTGAACTTTCACAAAATATAACTAACGATATCTTTCGGTTAATTCAGCAAAATGTTGGAAAACCCGAAAGATATCGTTCTTTTGATTTAGAATACAAAGATCCAATTTATTTTGACTTAAAGGTCAATATTAAGATTACTGATACTCTGCATCCAACTAAGGACCTATATTTTAAAACAGTTCCGTCTGAGGTCTTAAAATTTGAAAAGTTTGGATTTGCAATAGATGGAGATTCATTTGGTGGAGATAATGAAGATGGAGCCGAGATTGAAATTTCAGTTGCAGTTGACCAAACCCAAATTAATTCACCTAAACTTAAAGCCCGAATTCTTGATGTTGCTCGACACGAAGTTGAACACATTTTACAAAGAGGTCCTAACTTTTCACTAGATCACAAAGTTAAAATACCTAGACCCATAACTAGGGAACTTGCAAAATCCAACTATCGATATTTTATCCTAAGCGACGAAATACCTGCACAGGTTAGAGGACTTGCAGAAGAGGCTCAGCTATCTGGCCAAACTGTAAAAGAGTGTGCAATTGAATACCTAACCCCATTCCTAGAATTAGGATTTATTACCCAGAAAGAAATTGAAATGGTTCTTACTACATGGCAAGCCTGGGCATCTCAACATAATATTAAATTCGAGTAAAACTTTGGCAGTTTATTGGGTAAAATATCTATAATAAACTTAAAAAACCAAAGAAACAATGGATTTATTCAATTTAAACACCGATGACTTTACCGCGCCGAAAGCCGGCACCGCACGTAGCGTAGATGAAAACCTCTACAACCCTGGACCAGATCAAGCTCAAAATGGAGTTTACCGTTCAGTAATCAGATTTATTCCTTGGATCGGGGATCCAGCTAAGAGTAAATACAAGAAGTATTATGCTCGACTAACAAACCCGTTGACAGGCGAAAGATTTACACTAGACTGCCCATCTTCACTAGGCAAACCGTCTATCTTATGGACGCTTGATTTAGAGCTTCGTAAATTAGCAAACGAAGAACCTGAAATCGTAAAAGAGATTCAAAAGAATTTCATGAGAGCTTACAATTATTACTCTCTTGTTTACATTAAGAAAGACCCTCAGTTTCCACAACTTGAAGGCAAAATTAAAGTGTATAGCTTTGGCTACAATATTGATAATTTGATCCAACAAGAGTTAAACCCAGAAGCAGAATTGATGAACATTAGAAAAATCAATCCTTATTCTATGCTTGAAGGAAAAGACATGGTACTTGTAGTAAAACGTAAAACTAAGAGCTGGAGAGATTACTCTTCTTCTAAATTTATGTCAGAAACAAGCCCATTAATCTTAAAATTAGATGATGGTCGCGAACTTCCAGTAAATGGCGAAGAAAAGGTTCAAACCTACGTAAAAGGATTCTTGGAGAAAAACTCTCCAGATTTGAGTCAGTACTTCTACAAAGAGTGGTCAGATTCAGACTATGAGAAAGTTGCAGAATTTATTAAAGCAATTATTCCTCATAAATCTATTCTTGATCAAGTTTTAGCAAACACAAGAGATGAGAGAATTAAACCTTATTTCTCAGCGATTAAATCAGCTCAACCCGTAAACAGAGTAGTAGCAGATGATTTAGATTTTGCTGCGCCAGCTAAACCAATTGCAAACAATGCGTTTGATGATTTTGATGCTCCAACACAAGCACCAGCTGCTCCAGTGAAAGCTGCTCCATCAAATGACTTTGACGATCTATTAGCAGATCTTTAATCTTTAAAATAATTTAAATACATGTCAAAAGAACAAGTAAATACAGAGGAAACTGTTCAGCAAGAAGCTCCCAAGACTTATCTATTGTCAACTATTTCTTACACAGATAAAGCTGATTATAATAAGTTTTTAGAAAACCTATCTCCTGAACATGCACTAATCGTGCTAATTTCTGCCGCTAATCACGGCCAACTTAAGGGTGCATATAATTTGGATGAAGCTGAACTTATTGCAAAGGCAATTCGTACAATTACTCCAAACTCTGCACAAGAAGAAACCCCTGCTGAAGAGGCTGCTCCTAAAAAAGCAAAGGCTTCTGCTAAAAATCCTAAATAATGAATATAGTAATTGATGGAAATGCTTTTCTTAATGTCTCTGCCTCGATTGTCAAGAATATGTTACAACAAGACAAGCGCATCGGCGAAAAGTACTTTGTCAATGATTTGTTTGATGACAGCAAGTTTTTATTAAAACAACAAGCTGCTGTTTCATTTAGGACATTTGTTATCAACTACTTCAGCTCCATTGTCTCTCCTTTTAAGGGCAGCACTGGAGCTGTTTTCTTCGTTTTTGATTCTAAAAGCTGGCGAAAAGAATATATTAAGCAGTTTTTTAAAGAAGATGATAAACAAGAAGGCCAATTTGAATACAAAGGAACCCGTAAATACGACGATAAGATTTATCTATTTTTTGAACTTTTTCAAAATGAGATTATGTCTGAACTAAAGGAAATGGGCGCAGTTTCTGCCAGAATTCTTGGAGCAGAGGGCGACGATTTAATAGCCCATATTGTTGATAATTTTAATGGAGATATTTGTATTTGGTCAGTAGATAAAGATCTAATCCAATTGTTGGAAAGCGGCAAGCGCTCAGTTATTTTAGTTACTCCGAAAATGATGACTAAAAATAAACGGGTAATTGTTGCACATAACAAACAGGAAGAGAAACCTGCCGATATTTTTAATTTTGAATCAGCTGTTGACAATTCTAATCTTGATGAACTTCTTAAAGAATTTACACACAGAAGTTTTGTTAAGTATGAAGTTGACCCAGCTGAGGAATTAATGTTAAAAATATTAGGCGGTGATCCATCTGATACAATTCCTAGAGTCCATCCAAAGATGACAAAGTCTAAGATTGAAGCTGTAATTTCTACCCTAAAACAAAACCAAGGCGATTGGTCAATGTTAGTCCATAAGTTAAGAACAAACGATCCATATGTAAAAGACATGATAACTGAAGCTAGTGTTAAGGAGCTTAAGTTAGCTTCCCAAGAGTTACAGGATCAATTCAGAAAGACTTTAGACTTTAATATTAAGATCATATGTCTATCAATAGATCATGTCCCTGCGAAGCTCTCTGGTTCAATCCGAGAGTCGTTTGATTTTAATTCAATAAAGAGATTTGACATTAACGCATTTAAAAAATATCATTCTTCAAAATGAGCTCACCAATAATCCCAATTTACGATCGAGTGGTTATTAAACCAGACGAACAAAACAAAAAAACTGAAACTGGTATAATTCTGCCGCCTGATACTAGAAAACGCTCTAATAGTGGGGTAGTTATTGCAGTAGGCGGCGGAGCAGAAAGACCTATTCCATTAGAACCAGGAGATAAAGTAATCTATCAGCGTCATGCTGGATTGGATATGCAATGGAATGGCGAGACTTACTTAGTGGTTCTTGCACATGAAATTGTTGCAAAAATTGTAGCAGACTCTGCTCCAACCTTTCTTGAACCTGGCGAAAGATAATCCCAGTTAATACT